TGATGCCTGGGAAGCACTCTTGTATTCTTTTTCTGCTTTTGCTATTTGAGTATCTAAGTCACCACCCCCACCAGTATCAGGTTCTTCAACCCAATTTGTTTTATCTGCATCTTTGCCACCATTCGGTATAATTATCGCATGACCACTTTCTTCCCATTTATCTGCAGTTGGAACATCTGGATCTCCAGGAAATGAAGTAAGAACAGAATGTGATTTTTTACCATCTAAATCTTTTTTAACATCAGAATTATTTTTTACCTCATCATCCATAAAATCTGGATTAGATGGTCTGACTACTACACTTAATTGATCTGTTTTAAACTTTTCTTTATCATCATCTATTATATAAGCTGGAACTTCTTTCATAATAGGTTCTTTCTTTTCCCTATCATATCCAACTTGTTTTTTAACCATAATTTTTTTAGCATTTGGATGATCTTTTTTGATATCAGATGCCTTTTGAACTAAATTATATCCAGCATTTGGAACTGTTGTGGTATGTACTCCACCACCCTTTTCATAAAATTCTTCAGGTATTTCACTTATGGCATTTTGAACATCATCCATACTGATATCATCACTAAAAACAGAACCTTCACCTGGTTTATTATGTCTTTCTATATGATCTGCCGTACCTTTATGCATTAGTACATTGTTACCACCTGATGATGCTATAGACTTCATATCTTTTGTTATTTCTTTGGCTGCGCCACCTTTTGGTTTTTCACCCCTCTCTGGCTCAGTCTCTCTTTCAAAATCTCCACCACCTAATTTACCTGCTGGTTCATCATCATCTGTATCAGAATCGGTTTTACCTTTTGGTTTTGCTCTTCCTTCTTCATCATCCCAAGCATCATCGGGGTCACCTCTGGTTGGGTCATCATCTGTACTATCGGGGTCTTTATAATCACCAGATTTTACAGCATCGTCATAATTATCCTTATTAGTAAACGTAACTTCTTTACTACCATCCGTTGGCTTTAAATTCTTTTTAAATTCTACTATATAATCTTCTAATGTAGGTAAAGGATCGCCCCAGTTACGGTCTGACCATTTAGATTCTTTTATAATATCTTTTAACTTAATCATTTATTTACCAAGTTTCTTAGACCATTTACCCTGTTTTGGAGCCGCTCCTGAAAGTTTAGCAATTTGAGCTTTTAAAGAATCTCTTTGTTTTCTAAGACTTTCAGCTCTGTTAGATCCACCTGGTTCATTTTCCATTTGAGCAATTCTAAGTCTTAATTTACTTAACTTTGATCTCATACTTTTAAGTTTTGGATCATTAGCTGCTTCATCTACCTCTTTTTCCTCTTTTTTCAACGTAGATTTTACATAATCTGCCAAAGTAGGTAAAGGATCACCCCAATTTCTATCTTTCCAAGGATCTGTAGATTCTTTTTTTACAGATTTTGAAATAGCCTTTCTGCGATTTCTCAAATATTCATCACTATCATCTGAATCTCCGTCATTATCTATATCATCATCTTCCTGTCCTACTGGATCCAATTCTTCTTCTTCTTCATCCAAATCATAATATCTATTAATAATATGCCCCATATCTTCATATAAAGCTGACATTCTCTCTTGAAGTGATTTTGCTTCAGTGGAAATTTTATTAAATTGTCCTGAAAGAGCACCTAATTCTTTCATATTACGATTAACAGTAATTTTATCAAACCATTCTTCAGTTTCACTCAAAGCATGTTGTCTAGATGTTTTTGCTAAATAAGAAAGAGTTTCAGCAACACTTTTTAGGTCATGTTTACCATAAATTGCTTCACCCAATTTTGGAAATGCTTTCAATGCGTGATTAAATTTACCTGCATTAACTGGATCGTGAGTTTCCTCTTCTTCAACAAGACTTTTTAATTTAATATTAGGAGTCTTATCTTCACTTTTGGGTTTAATTTTCGTTCTAAATATATCCATATCCATCATTGCTGGTTGTGATACAAATCCTCCAGCTATAATATGTTCTGCTAATTGTTTAAATGTTGTTTTCTTTTTAGCCATTTTAATTCTCCATGCTTATCTTAATTTTCCAGTAGGTGTATATCGTCTAAATCCACTTCTTACCTTAGTCCATAATTGTCGTATAAAATTTATTTCTCCATGATGGGTTCTTCGAATATCACCCTGTTGAATTCCTCTTTGTAAATCCATTGCATCATATTTATGACTTTTTACTCCATCCATCATAGTTTTAATAACTTGTTGAGACGCTTTACCTAAAATCTTTGACATTTTAACAAGATCAATATCAACTTGTTTAGATGCTTCTGGTGAACTAAATGCTGGAAGTTCATTCAATTCTCTTTCCATTATATTTTTATATGATGATTTCATTTAACTCTTTCCTTTTTAATTCTTACATGCTTCCAAGCTTCTGAACCAATATTGTCTTCCATATATTTTTCTGCTGCCTTCTTTGAATTAAACACTGCTCTCATTCCACCATAAATGTGTTTAGGAACAGTTAATACAAATTTATAATCCGATTCTTCAATCACCCCACTCTTTTCAAGAATAAAATCATTCCATTTACGCCAACTAAAAGTTTCATGCATTTTCATTATGCACCTCGCAAAATATCATTAATAATAGATTCTGCTTTACAATAATCACCACAAGTTCTACCTACAGGATTCTGACGATCTACTGATTCTTGCATTGGATACATAAAAGCTCCTTGTGTAGATGGATTTGATACGAAATCAAATGCTATCAATTCAAAATCTGGTTGTACTTCTTGAGTATCATCATTCCCTGCTTCTGATACAGTTTCTACTGAACCCATTCCACGAGATGAAATACCCAACTTAATACCTGCTTTAAATAATTCTGTTAAAATATTACCTGCTGGAGTTCCTAATACCTCTACTGTACCAACCAAATCATGATTATTCCAATGCATTTCTTTAATATTATGAGAAACATTTTGTAAGTTTACTACCGAACTTTCTGGATGATCTAATTCACCTAAAGCTCGTTGTTCTTTAATAAAAGATTCCGTATATTTTTTAGCTTCTCTCATCAATACTTCTTTTGGATATACTCTACCATTTTGATTTTTAGCTTCTGCCCTCTGTAATACTCCGCGAACAACTAATCTACCGTTATTTTCTTTCATAGATTCATTTATTTGTTCTCTTGTTATTTCAAAAGGTAAATAATCTACTAATAATTCTCGATTCATATTATTTCATCCTCTTTACTAATGAGATCATTTCTCTCATAAATTTTGTTACATTTTTCTGATATGACTTTATTAATTGATCAGCTGATTTTTGATTAGGAATATCTGCACTCATTCTATCTGCTAACTCATACATATGTAATCTCATACGACTTTCATCTCCTTGAATCTGTCTTTTAATTTTTTTAGCCTTTGCTATATCTTTTATATCTTCCGTAAATAAAAGATTTTTTAATTTCAACATTAATATAATTGTCCTACTCTTTTAGCCAACTTTATTAATCGTTCACTAATTCTTCGCATCGCCTTATGAGTATTTTTCCAATATGACCTCGAATCAACTCCCATCTCAGTCTTCAACCTTACATTCATTTTAGTCAATTTATCAATTTCTGCAAGATGATCTCTAATCTCTCTCATAGATCGACCAATTTTTTGTTTAGGTGTTATACTATCATCATTTCTATAATCGTGATATTTACCTTCAACAATTTTATACCCAGTTGAATTAGTAGCTAGCTCTTTCTTTTTCTTCTTACTAACTTTCCCCTTTCCACTAAATGCAAACGGAGTCTGATATCCTGGTACATTTCCAGTAAAAGTTGTTTCGGCCAACTTTTCATCATCTAACAATTCTATTATTGTTCTACGAATGAAGTTTTTTAGATTTTCTTGAGACATCTTCTAATTCCTTAACAAGTTCATAATATCGCATTAGAGTAATTACTTTATTTTCAGTCCCTTTACTATTCTCTGAAAGAGTATCAGCCTGAGCAATTACTTCTTTTAATTTTATACTAGTAATATCATCCATTACACTAGGTACTAATTTTTTCAAAGTTTCCTTAATATTAATTACTTCACCCTCTATAAATTCTGATAAGGAGTTTGTATTTGATACGTTATTAATATATTTTCTCAAAACTTCTTTTTGAGCATGACTTAATGTACTATATTTTTTATTAAATTTTTCAACCATTAAAGTATAAGCTAATAATTTAACATCTTTAGACTCATCAATATATTCTTGAACTAATTCACTTTTTGGTTTCTGTTTAGAAGTTTCTGTAATTAGCGATTCAACTATATAATCTCTAGAATCTACAATTTCTTTCGGATTTATATCTTCCCCAGTAGTTTCATATAAAAATAATTTATAAATAGATGCTAATCGTCTATAATTTGGCATTCTAGTAGAAAATAAAGCACCTACGTCATAAGTTTCTTTAATATCTTTAATAAGATTAAACTTTTCTGATCTAAGTGTTTTATTTGAAAGTCTTTGTCTACTTTTAATTACTGCGTCCACCAATCTATCAGCCTTATCACGACGCTTATATGTTTCTGTAGTAAGTATATTATATAATTCTAACTCTTTTCCTAAAGCAGAATTTTTATGAAAATGCTTTTTAATCAAAGCTACTGCCTTTGACTCTACATTTTCCATTATATCCGCAGTCACCTGTCGGGTCAATACTTCAAATAGCACACCAGTATTTTTAATCTTAGTGTGTCTTAATCGTTTAGACATAAATCACTCCAATATAGTTTGTCATAAATAAATATAAAACTTCTTAAATATTGATTAACTTTACTTATTATTAACATCTTCTTTATACTCTTCATCTATTTCATCAACTTCATTTATTAAGGTTATATCAGATTTACGTTTTAAAGTATTCTTAAGCTTATCCAAATGTGCTAAAGCCATAATTTTACCGTATTTTGGATTACTAGATGCTTGTTTTTTCTTTTCATGCGCCCCTAATGGGTCTCTGCCCCTAACATGACTGTCTTTTTTATAATGTGATGGTTCTTTTGGTCTACCAGCACCTTCCCATCCACCTTCCGGACTTCCACCTTCTGAACCGATTTCATCTTCTAATTCATGTCCAGTTCTTCCCATCGCCATATCTGAAGGTGTTCCTTGTGATTCACCAGATTTTGATGGATCGTTTCCTTCATTTTCAATTTGACCTCGACGGAATTTTTGTTTATAATCATATACAATCTTATCATCTTCTTTTTTAATTTCTTCATCTGTAAACTTAAATATATTCTTATAAATCCATTCTGAAGAAAGTAAACCATCAGTTAACATAGATGACGCAAGAGAAGTTTTTTCATTCCACAAAGAAATTTTTTCTTGTTCATAAATTGTAGATGGACTCATTAATTCTAAATCAAAATTAACTAATTCTTCATCTGTAAATCCTTGAGCATACAAATGAACAATACCAATCTTCATTAATTCACTCATTACAATTCTTTGAATTCTTTCAATAGTACGAGCAAATCTTACATCTTCTGCTGCAAGTGTTGCCTTTTCTCCAACATTCTCATCAAACCCCAAATATGGTTTTGGGATACGTAATGAAGCCAATAATTTATTTCTTAAATACTCAATATCTTCTACTGCTTCATAAGTTAATCCTGGTAATGAATCAACTTGAGTTCCACTATCACCACCACGAACTGGCATAAAGAAATCTTCTGTAATATTTTGCATATTATATCTAAGATTATATTCTCCAGTTGCTTTATCTACAACGGGGGCTTTTTTCATCTTATCAATAATTTGATTCATATAATTATCAACTTCTGCAGGTGGTATATTTCCAATATCAACTTTAAATATTCGTTTTTCTGGTGCTCTCATAATTCTATGAATTAACATTGCATCTTCCATGAGAGATAATTGTTTCCAAGTCTTTCTACCACCTTCAATCATTGATTTACCATAAGGAAGATAATTTGAATCGGAAAGTAATCTAAAATGTGCTATTTCATAATTTTCAAAATCTTCTACCCTATTGCTAATAGAATGTTGTGCAGCTCCGCCAGAAGTTCCTGATTCTAATTTAAATTTTACATATTCTGGATTCTCTGGATCTTCGTTTTCTAATCTAGTTACATCATAAACAGATAAAGGTTCTACATTTCTAATACCGAAACGGTCATCAATATCTAATCTTAAATAGAAATCTCCATACTTACACATATTACGAACCCACGGCCATAAATTAAATTCTATATTTAATACATCGTAATATAAATTATGTAAAATTTTAAAAATTTGATCATTTGGTGTATTTATTTCTAAAACATTTCCATACTCACTTTTCATCGTAGATTCATCTGCATATATATCTAATGCAGAGGAAAGTATAGCATCTCCATCCATTGCTTCATAATCTCTAAATAACCCAAGTCGTAACGACTTAACTAACTGATTATCTGAATAACCAGACAGTCCTGCACCACCAGTAGAATAAATCTTCTTATATCTATCAATCAATCCTCTAGTTGGCATATATTGAGATTTACTAGTATCAACTACTTTTAATCGTCGTCCACCAACGTTTCTAACAATTACATTAGTTGAAAATAATCTCTTTAATCTATTTCTTAAGCTTTTATCAGCCATTTTTACCTCTTTATTTAATTAACCATTCTAATGATTCTTTTTTCTTATCAATTTCCCATTTCCAACTATCATTTTCATCAGTTTGAGTATATATAGCTGGATTCATACTTATACCAGAAATAGCTTTCTTCTGTAATTCTATTCCTTCCGCTCTTAAACGTAAAGCGGTATCTCGGATCCATAAAGCAATACCAAAAGAAATAACCAAATCATCATTATATCCAGTCATTGCTTCTGCCCTATTATTGTTATATATAAATACGAACAACTCATCTATTAGGCGCGAAGAATAAACCTCAACAGATTTCTCTCTAAAAAATTCTTCCAATTTTGCTATAACTAATGGTCTTGTCTTCATAGACATTGTAAAACCTGGAACCATTTGTTTTTCTTGTCTATAAATTTTATTAGTCATTTGTTTTTGTGTATCTACCACTTGTAAATCTTTACTCATATAAAATAAGTTTTCATATTCTCTATCTATACATTGTTGTATAGCTGCCCACCCAATTGATGCATTTTCAACAACAAGTAATGCATTATTATATTCCTTAGATATATTTACAAGTAAGTTACCAAAATCTTTAGTTCCAATCTTACCTTTATATTCCGCTACTTGTTTACAATCTTCTACATCCATAACATGAAATGCAGAATAATCTGTTCCATCGCCCCTACTTACATCTGCACTCACTACATAATCTTTTGTATAATTTGGTGGTTCCCATACCCAAACATTACTATCTACTCCTCGCCTTTCAATTGGGTCTCTAACATGATCAGTTTTATATTCTTCCAATATACGACCATCAATTACCATCTGACCTGATGTTACAAAATCACAATCACATTCTTGTGCTGCCATTGAAGGACCTAATAATTTATCTTGATGATCTCTCCATTCTTGATTTCTATCTGGATGTACTGACCAATGTAATCTTAAAATGTTCCACTCATTCAAACCATCTTCTGCATCTATCCAAGTTTTATGAAACCAATTACCAACACCATTTGGTGTGGAAAGTGCAATACATCTTCCACCTAATGCCAAAGTTTGAGATGCTGCTGTCCATATTGTATCTATTCTAGGAATAAATGCAGCTTCATCTAAAATTAATAATGATAATGCTTCTGATCTGCCAGCCTCTTCAGAACTTGCTACTGCTTTTATCTGAGAACCGTTCTTATATCTTAAACTTAACTTATTATCTTCAACACATTTTTGTTTCAACCAAGTTGGTAAACTAGCATGCATTACCCTAACTTTAGTGACCAAATTTTTAGCTACATCTTG